TTACTACCAAAGGCTGAACCAACGACACTATCCCAACTGCCTTTACCTTCTACAGTTTTATAAATGTCTCTAACAAGGGTATCAATCTTTTTCATCTGCTGTTCCTAACTTATGTTTCCGTTTTCTAAATTTGTTTTTAGTTTTATCCGGGACAACCCTCAGGCTATACTTCGGAGTACGTAACTCCATAGCCTGAAGGTTTCTTGGTCTAGGAACTTTAGAATGGGACTTCCTCTTCACCTTGCACCACCTTTAATTTTTGTGGTGGTGGCATGGTTGCTACATCATCCTCATCATTAGATGGTGGTGGAACATGCTCCAACACTTTTACCCTGTCTAGTCGTGTTCCCACGATAGACTTCCTACGTGTGTCGTAGACAGATAGAGTGACCATAACGGTAGAACCATTACCTATAACACCGTCAGCATCAAAGTCCCAAACGGTATTGTCAGCTTTTAAAACAGTAGGAGACCCACTGTCCCAATCCCTACCAGTGTTAAACTTACGTTTGAATTTAACCCTAGTACCTCTACCTTCTTTGTCAGGTTTACCTCTAGCCATAGACTTAGAAGCAGTTAGTCTAGACATATTCTCGTCATCAAGAATCATATCTATAGTGCATGCACCGTCCGTATCTTCAAAAGTACCGGGTGCATCACCATCTTTAAAACCAACTTTGTCTCTGTTTTCTTCAAAGACTTTTGCCCATTCAGCAATACCTGTTAAAACAACTTTTCTTGTAGCCATGTTTTTCTCCTAATTAATTTGACTTATTATATCAGATAAAATTTATATTGCAACACTTAATGCACATCGGCATACGTTTTTCCATATTGAACGTCAATACCTAAATCTACATTTAGTTTAAGTTGCTGGTTTAACTTGTTGATTGCCCACGTTAAAACGCTTGTGTGTTCATTTTGCTCCCCCTCTTTTATTACGTTTATACTTTCATCATGGAACTGACCAACTATGTTTGGTCTTCTCATTCTATAGTATGCTACCCACTTGTCAAAGCAGTATGAACCTGTACTCTGATTGATAGTGGAGAAAGCATCTTTCTCGTAGCGTAGTGAATGCCAAAACTTGCTGACAGGATTCTGTATCCACATCTCTTCACCTATTCTTCGTATCTTCTGTGATTCTGAAAACGCTTTTACAGACCAATTACGTTTCCAATAAGCATCAAGTAGAGCCTGTGCTTTCTTAACAGACATACCTGTTTCTCGTGAGAGTTTAGCAGCACCCACTCCATAAGTGGCTGAGTAGTTGACAACCTTGAAGTCTTTTCTCAAAGCTTTCAAATCTATCTCACCTCTCTGATGTTTTTCTATATCAGATTGTGTGATAACCTTTGCATGTTTAGCTAAGTCGAGATGAGGGTCAAACCCTTTGCGTGACATCTCCTCTACATACTTAGGGTCATAGGGTTTCATGTAGTGTCTCTTTGTCGTGTCCTCTAGTGAGGTCATGTCTGCTCCACAGAGGAGAGAGCCTTGAGGTGCTGTAAGACAACTGCGTATCTCCTTTCCCCAAGGCTTCTCTACTGATGGGAGATTGACAAGAGGTTTCTTATGCTTGAAACGTAGGGTATTCGTAAGTCCATCTATTTCTGCTCGTAGGTATCCGTCACGTTCACACTCAACGAATCCATTTAGTATGCCTAGTCTATGCTGTAAAACTGTGAGACCGTCTAAGACCTGCACAGCAGGATTGTCCTTGGCTAGTAACTTGACAGACTCTGTTAGTTCACCGTTTAGTCTAACCTGTTCTACTTTCTTCTCTTCGCCTGTCTCTTTGTTCTTGTTGTATTTGTATGTGCAAGGTTGCCAACCCAAAGAATACAACCACTCTTTCACTTGCTCAGTGGAGTTTGGATTAGCTTCCTCTGCACCTTTAACAACTGTCACATCTTTCTCATATGTGTCAGGAAGACCATGCTCCTCTAGTAAATCAAACCATCTTCTACCATGAGAAGAGAGAGTGCCATCTTTCTTGTAGCATACCTTTGGTTTACTCTGCACTCTGTACAGCTTTCTCATAGGCATAACGTCTATAAGTTCTGTGACTTTTTTATTCTGTAGCTCTGTCAATTCATCAACACACTTCTTAGCTAGGTCAACATTAACTTTCCAGCCTGATTGCTCTGCCTGTCTAGCACAGTCCATCTTGAACTCTAGGTATTTAAAAAACTTATCTAATTCTTTCTTATCTTTGTACAGCACCATGAATCTTTTAATAAGATTGTCCCATAGTGCTTGTGTAATCTTAACATCCTCTTCACATCTGTGCGAGTAATCTTCTATGGACAAGTTACTCCAATCATCTATCTTTGGTTTTTCTATCCCAAAGTCAGGAAAGAAACTATCTAGTCCATGTTTGCTGCGTGTGGGATTCATAACCCAAGACATAGGTAATGTATCGTAGAGTCTTGCGTCTATCTTAATATCTAATAACTTCTCTAGTAATGGTATGTCATACCGTATAATGTTGTGACCTACAAGATGGGTAGCTTCACTCAAAAGTCTACGCATATCATCATAGTCGTGGTACGTTATAACAGTGTCATCGTATGGTGCTTCAGCTTTTGTATCCACGAAAGATAAGCAGTGTATCTTTGTTGCATCATCAAGAAGTCCGTTTGATTCTACATCAAATATTATCATGCTACGTTTCTCTCCCTGTCTCTTGTATCCTCTGTGAGGAGTGTTGTCTCAGGGTCATAGTATACACTACCTGCTCTGCCAAGTCTAGCAAAAGGTCTGTTCTTATCAACAATAAAATCGGTAGTATTCTGAACTGTGACATCCTCGTTCTCTACATCCCTCTCTATCTTGATACAAATGATAGCTTCTTCCTCTAGAGATGACGCATATTTAGTACGTCCATCATCGTTGACCTGTGATATAAATACAACACCTATGTTCAACTCTTTGGAAAGCTGTGCCATTCTTGCACCAAGAGATGTAAGAACAGAGGTAGCACCGTCAACACCTGTCTGACTAAGATAGGCAAGTCTTTGAACGTGGTCAACAAATATATACTCTGCACCGTAGACGGTGGACGCAAGCCGTGTGTACTCCAGTAGTTTGAGAGGGTCATCATGTGAACGCATCTCAAATACTATGGTGCGTTCTCCCTGTGTCGCTTCAAGAGCAGCCTTGACCACATCATCCTCAGACACACCGTTCTCTTGTGCATCATCCTTTGTCCTGACGTTCACACCAAGATGGTAGGTAGCCATAGCACGATACGTTGTACTTCGCATTTCTTCCATGTGCAGGAGAGCAATCCTAGTGTCTGGATTCTTCAGCAATCCTGTCTCAAAGTAACGTATCACCTCGGTCTTACCTGTACCTCTTGGTGCTTTTAGGAACGTCAAGCCACCCTTAACTATACCACGAATTTTGTCATCAAGACCTGTGTGTCCTGTCGGAGTGTAGTCGTAGGGGTTCTCTGTGCGTATAGCCTGTGCTACTTCTTCATCAGAACAGAAGAAGTTGTCAGGTGAGTATCTCTGTGGCTTGAGAGCCGTCCACTTCAACTCTTCTATATCCCCTGCCATGAGAAACTCATTAGCATCTTTATACTTTGACATAGGCACATAGTATAGCTTGGTGGGGAAAGATTCGTATAATCTTTCGGCACTCCTACGTCCTGCGTCATCTAACTCACCTGCATAGATAATCTCTTTGAATGAGTTGAGATAGTTGTAGTTCTGCTTGATAAACTTCTCACCGATAGACGCAGAGGGTAGTGACTTAACAAAGAACTTCTGACCTAATATTTGATAGAGACTTGCTGCATCAAACTCCCCTTCGGTCACATAGAGTTTATTAGAGGAGTTAGAATTAAACTCAGGACCAAACAGGTGATTCATACCCACACCCTTGTCCTTTATCCAAGTCTTAGACTTATCATCAAAGGCTCTATACTTAACAGTGTGTGGGTACTTGTAAGCGTATCGCACAGGCTTACCATCTGCGTCTGTCTGTATTTGTATGCCATACAGCTTACAAACCTCAGGGTCTATCCCCCTTATGTTATCGTAGGTTACACCCTTAACTTCTTTCATCATAACATTCTCTCTCCTCTTTAATGGATAACTTTGCTTTGCCCAATCAAACACAGGTAGTCTGTGCTTGTTAGGATAGGACTCACCACAACTGTGACAGAAGCCATAGCCATCGTCATTCCAGTTGAATGCGTCTGAAGAGCCACAATCCTCAAAGGGACAGGCTTGGTGTGGATTATCTGCCATCTACTTCTCCCATCGATAAAATATATGTCTGTCTATTCGTGTAGTCTTTGTCTTTGTTTTTGCCCATGCAGGTCTGACGTATGTTGCATGATAGTGTGTAGCACCTTCTGTCACATCAAGCATTATTGTGCCTGACAATACAATAGATGCGTATTCTTTTGCATCCCACCACTCTTTACTATCAAAGTCAGGCTCGTCTATCTGCCCATCGCACCACCAGCTAAACTGGCACTTGTGGAGTACAGGTTTGTCTGTGCCTTTGTATGTGACAGCTTCGGTTACTACATCACACACATTGTCAGGAAACCTACTGTCTTCAACCCTGTTCATTACAACCTGTCCTACAGCAATCTGTCCAAGCATGGATTGATTCTTTGCTTCGTGGTACATATTGAGTGCCATGCACATTAACGCTGTCTCTAGTATCATCCGTTTACTCCATCACATAACTCTTATAAAAAACTCAGCACATCCGTTGAGTATAATAGTTATACCTATCAACATTACTATTGTCATTATCAAAGTTTGTCCTTCATTCATCACAAAAGTTCCTCATAAATTTACAGTTGTTAAATCGTTTACACACTCTCTCATGCTTTGCTGTTTCCCAACACTCTGCTTTTGGAAAATACTTTTTAGTAAATCTTTCAAACGTATCGTCCATCATCATCATTAGAACTACTGGTAAAACAAAGAAGCCTAGCACAATGACTAGGAAAGCTGTACCAAAGCCTTGATTGTGATATGGTTTACTCATCATATACCTTTCTTCTTATTCAAACCCTTTGGGTCATACTGCTCGTCTACAATCTCATCCGGCATGAATCGGCTGCCTGTGCCATCATCAAACCAATTATTCATAAACATAAGAACAATCATAAATATCATAACATAACTAAACCATTTTACAAACCAAATAAATAGTCCGTATGCTTGCTGTGCCTGTTCCAAGGCTTGTTGTTTTACATCGTCACTCATTTTCTCCTCATTTCTAATGCAGATTTTGCTGTGTTAAAATTATGTTTGTTGTAAGGGTTCAGGCTCTGCACATTCCTATGCCCTGTCACAGACATGATTGCAAGCTGGTCAACACCGCTGCGTATCAATTCTGTTATCGCTGTCTTTCTAAGGTCTCCCATCTGTAACTCTCTAGGAAGTCCACAGAGAGCCTTTACCTCATTCGCAAGGGCAGACACTTGGAAATGCTCAATGACGCTGTATGCACCGTCTGAGGGTCTCTGATAGGGTAATACATAATCTTGGAATCCCCAATCCTCTTTTTGTTGAGATAGAAGTTCATCTAACTTACCCTCAATAGGTAGCTGCACCGTTGCACCACGCTTAGTTTGTTTGATTGTTACCATTTTATTGTCAAAGTCTATAGATGACCACTTCAATAAGCGAATATCAACAGGTCTTTGTCCCCATTCGTAGCAAAGTAGGGCAAGTAATCCAATATTTCTGTATTCAAACTTAGAAAAAGCTGTCTCAACAAACAACTCAACCTGTTCCTGTGTCCATACGACAGAGCGTGGCTCATGTGACCTCTTTTTAACCATTGACATTGGGTTTTTGTCCATCAAACCAAGAGATATACAAAAGTTTATCAAGACAGAGAAGATTCTAGATAGTTGATTGGCATTATCGACACTCACTTGCTTTACCCAAGTCTCATATAGTTCGGTGCAGTGTGTGGGTGTTAAGTATTTAAGGGTTATGTCTCCTAATTCTCTGCCAAACATCTTTGTTACACATATTTTATTGAAGCCATAGGTGTATGTCTTCTGTGTGTGCAAAGATAACGAATTAAACTGACCTGTCTTGTAGTAGTGAGCAAGAACTTGACGTAAGTTACTGTTAACATCTATGTTACCAGCTAATATCTTACCTTTTCTAAAGTCTTCGACTACTTTAATTAGTTTTGGTATTTCGTATCGTGCTGCTCTGCCATCTTGAAATGTTTTACTCTTAACGACACCAGATAATTTAGCGTCCTTTGGTGGTACAAATCGGTAGACAGTAGAGCCATCTTTAAGTTTTGTTTTTACTGTGTACTTCATCTTCTTCCTTTAGTTTTTCAATCATCTTGTTTATGTACCACTTGGCTTTCTCTAAGTCTTGAATAGGCTTACCTTTGTAATGCCATCTCCAAAGATATTTAAATGATGCACCCCAACAATACGCTATAAAAGCAGACACAATAGCACCGTACATCATTGACTTCATTGCATCTATACATTCGATACCACCCTTAGTGTAGTGGGAAGGATGATTAACCATGTCTTCCATCTGTTCTGCTTCCATCTGACATTCAAAACAAACACCTTTTTCATCTATGAAGTATGGTGGTTTCCCACTCTTACCACAATTTTTACAATAATCTTTATTCTTCTTCATCTTTACCTCTTTATAATTAACTTAAAGTAGAAGGAGTTAAAGTTAACTTTAAGTATTACATAAAGTAATATTATACAGTAATAATAAATTATGTCAACACTCTTCATCAGATTTATTTTCTTGCTGCATTTCTGCAACACCCTTGTATGCCTTGATAACATCACTAGAGAATAATTTCTTAATGTTTACAAGATACATCTTGGATGCGTTGTGGTCTCCACCACTTACCGTCTTGATAAAATCAAGTGAGTCAACTATTTTTCGCAGCGTTTCTGTTTTAAATACAAGTGTTGCATATATGTCACCATTAATACATAGATTGTGAAACCAATAGTCGGACTCTGTAGCGTTGATACCTGATGGTTTACCCCATGATTCATATTCTACGGCTATGTTTCCTGTTCGCTGCCACATACCTTTCTCTGACTTGACCTCTATCTTTTTGTCTTTGAACATGGCTATAACTTCATCTTCCATGCCCAATCCAAAGTTTAAATCACCAGCAAAGTCAATGTCATACTTCTTTCTATCTTCTTTAGTGGGTCTTGTCATTAGATTTCTCCTCTGGTAAATCTTCTTTGAGTTGATAGTCTGTGTACCAACTACCATGTCTATCCTTTGGTTGTTCAAACTCTAGTATGAATGATAGCTTGTGCATCAGAGACTCCAACTCACAAACATGTTCATAGTAGATAGGTATCTTCTCTGATGTATTACAGTTTAGTTCTCTCAGCATGTTAACGAATCTGAGTAGTTCTATTCTGTCTTTTGGGTCTATACTAATTGTTTTCATATCCATACTCCACTACTATTCCTGTGTTCCACTTCTTCATCTCCACCTCTGCCTGTTCTTTAGTTTCAAAGGTTTTGATAGGACTATCGTCTGTCCACATAGCACCACAACCCTGTCTAACATACTCCATGTCCTCTTCTTCAAAGGGTTGAAACATTACTGCATACTTCTTTACCAATGCCATACAACTCTCTCCTTCACTTCTTCTAGTGATAGGTCAGGCTCTATAGTATCGCCAACTATATTGCTGCCTAACACAAGTCCTTTATTGATTAAGTTAAAAAGATGATTATTAAATAGAATACCTTTGAAAGACCACAGATGTTTCTTCTCTGCGTATAGTCCTTCTTCATCCACATATATACCATCGCCCTTTGGGGTAATGCCTACTATTTCAAATGTAGAACAATCTATTAGTTTATATATGTCTTTGTAATCGCCGGAATATTCTACCTCTGTTACTTCTTTCTTTTCAGGGTCTATCAGATATGCTTTCATACTGCTACTCCTCATAGTAAACCTTTATCTTAAAACTAAAAGCGTCTAGTTCGATGCCTTTTTCTGCAAGCATATCGCGTATTACATCACTAATGTACTCAGCATCACGCTTATTCTCTATTGTGCCTAGTTCTACTTCTTTCATTTTTCTACTCCAAAATATTGTTGAGCCTGTGCCGTTGTGAATATGTACTCTTTATCGTTTTGTAAGTTCTGCACGATATAGGGTCTTGTCTTGGCTGTTCTTCTGTAACCAATCAGGGAGTACTTCTCTCCTCGCATCTCTCCAATCTTGGATACGTCTATCTTGTCCATCTCTGCGAATGTCCTAAGGTCTCGCTGCTCCCTACTCTCTGCACCCTTTATCCTAAGATTTAACTTGTATGTTACTTCTGTATCATCAAAAGATGCGTTACCTACAGTTACTTCAAACTCATTCATGTTTTTTAATAAATGACTTTGTAATGTTTCCCTAAGGTCTTTTACTATTTGTCTGTTCAATTTCATAATCCTAACTCCCTTAATTCATCTACTGATATGATTGTTTTCTTGTTTAGCTGGTCTACGCATTCTTCTGCATCCTTGATGGAATAGAAAACTGCATACTCTTGTAAGCCGTCTGTCACTTGATACTCTGTGACTTCTGCACTCAGTTTTACTTCTTTAATTCTCCACATTTGTTATAGTCTCCTCTGTTATTCCTGTTGGAAAATCTCTATCGAAATAGAAATTCATAATGTTTAACACCTCGTCTCTAATATTCTCGTTTTGAATTTCCTTCCCTCTTCTAGATGGTACATGAGACATACTTATTTCTGCTCGTATGGAATCATTTAACCTTCTGTTTAGTGACACCCATACGTCCTTCGGTAATTTTACTTTTTTCATTTTCTTAATCCTATTATTAAATCCCATACAGAAAACACTACAATGCCTACTGCTGCAACTATTATTGATGAAACAATTATCTCCATTACTTACTCTCCTTCCTGTTTAAATCTTCCTCTATTCTTAACAGTACGCTAGACAACCCTGTAAGAGTGCCATCATATTCGTATATGTTATCATGCAATCGACCATCCAAAACCATAATCTCTTGCACAAAGGGTTTGCCAAAACCACTTTGATTGCTTACCCAATCTTTCCTGTGTTGAGCAATGGACATCCTAACTCCATGATGCTCAACTATTATATTGTTGTTTACAATAAGTGTCATTCTATCTCCTCTCAAAATAGATAATTAAAAGTTACGTCTAGTATATAGCATACCGTCACTAATGCAAGGAATATTTTAAACTCTCTACTCATAGCTAAAAATCCTTGGCTTATCGTTACCCTTCTTTATTAGTCTTGCCCACTTGGATTTCTTGACAGGTTGATAGGTGCCGCCATCTACAAAGCTGTCATACTTGTAAGGGTTATACGTTACTTCTCTTGGCTCTGATAAGCGTTGTTGAATCTTACCAAATTTAAAATTATTAATGTCCGATAGTGTACCTCTGACAAAAGCATGGACGTTCTTTCTACCTTCTTCCAATACTTTTTGTCTTCCCTTTTCTCGCACAACGTACTCAGGATTTTCAATAGTAACCCTGTTACCCCATGCAATAACTTTACCTTTGTGTCTTACTGAAAAGACGTTCTTATGTAGATTGTAATATACTTCAACTCTCATGCTTCAACTCCTTTGAATATATGTTCTATCACTGCCGTAGTCCACCCATTGCCTAGCATCTTATATCGTTGGCTGTTTGATATAGGTTTTACTTCTCCTAAGTATCCATACTTATGGTCAAACTCTCCATATTGTGTATACAAGTCAGGTACTGTCTGCAATCGCTCACACTCTATAGGTGTTAGCTTTCTCCACTCCATACCCTCGACTAGCACATTATCCTTAGTAAAGGTTGTCAGACAATTAGACTTATCGGAATCGCTAATTTCTATCTGTTTGCTAAAGGGTAGTTCTAGCTGGTCATCTTTGCGTACCCCATTTTCATCTAATCTTCGATTGACTATCCTACCTATGGCAACCTTTGGTTCTCTGTGTCCACCTTGCATAGTCGTTAAGGTGGGAGCTTTACCATTGGGAGAGTATATCCTTTTGATACTGTCAAACCCTTTGATATTGTCCACCTCTCCGACTTGCACCATTGTTCTCTGTCTCCTCTGTATACTGTTCCACCACACTGCACCATTGTATCTTGCCGTAATGCAATGTGACTTGCCCTTTTTATTTGTCATCAACTCACTAGCGTTTCCACTCTCCAATATATCCTGTAAGACTATACCTTTGTCTTCCCATTCTTTTATGGGTATGTTAGTCCAATACAATCTGTTTCTGTTTTGAGCAGAGAAGTCTGCACTATTTATTTCAATAGCTTGTACCCCTAACTCTTTGGATATCCTGTCCTCTTGTTCTTTACGCATCTTGACGTTCTCAAACAGGAAGTACTTAGGCTTTAAATCTTTGAGTGCCTGAAAGACTAACTCTGACAGGTCTCGCTCATCTGAATTTGCCCTCTGTTTTCCTGCAACGGAATAAGGCTGACAGGGAAACCCACCCATCAACAGGAATATATCTTTACCTATCAATTTGGTGTAGTTCCTTGCGTCTCCATGCCTGACTATATCAGGATAGTGAAACCTACCCACAGCATTGGCGTACTTGTCCAACTCAAAGCAATGCCACTCAGCTTTGGGCAGACCAGCATTATCCCATGCTAATCTGCCTATGTCTATGCCTGAACATAGATTTACATTTATATACTTCATAATATCTCCAAAATTACGTCATCATAACCTTCGTCTATCCAATCATCATATGCTCTTTGAGCATCTTTATAGTAAACAAAGTAGTCATCTACTCCACCTACCCAAACTATATAATTATACTTCATATCTTTACCCTGTTTGTAATAGCTTGCCACATATACCACACTCATACCCATGATACCTATGATTATCTTCTATAAACTCATAGTACACTGCGTTCTCTTCACAATCATGTTCTTCTAGTTCTTCTTCCATATCTCCTCCTCCTAGTGTTTATGATACGAAACTGTTTTTACATCTTTACTCCAACATGCCCTACACTCTTTGCATTTTCCACCTTGTTCAGGTGCTGGGCAACCATACCCAAAAGGTTTTGCATCTCTCACGACTGCACTAGACCATTGCCAATTTTTGCTAGGTGCTTTGTCTATCATGTAAGCACTAAACCTAAGCACCACATTGTCAGGCAATGCTCTTGTCTTCAATGCGTCCTTCCAAAACTTATGTTCCTTCGTAGGTATCCAATGTTTTTTGTTTGGAGTTCTATCGCATACTTCCAAAATATCAAGACACATTTTTACACTTTGAACATCTCCACTATCGAACCAACGAAAGTAGTCGCTCTTTGTCCTATTCAATTCCATTACCATTAGAGGAATAAAATTACTAGCATTGAAGAACCCCATACGTTCTCCCATTTTCTTCTTTACCACAGGGTAACGGTACGCACCTTTTAATGCGTAACAATCTTCGCAAACAGTATCTTTTATCTTCGCAAGTTTAGACCCTGTTATACATTCTTCGGCAGATAAACTTATAGATTTACCCGGCATTTTACTTGTATTAGATAGCATTGTTTATACCTACTCCTTCATTAGTCAGACCAGCAATATCACTTATTGACTTCCTACCCTTTTGGGTAATGTTTAAAGTCAACTCTATATTTTTCTCTTCAAAGTCATTGAAGTTATGAGCATATACAAACCCATAATTTGCTTTGGTCTTTATCTCTTCATAACAATATTTATTATTACGCAAAGACAAAGGTAACAATAAAGCTAATTGATATTGTGGGTTACCATTGATAGAGTTTCTCAATCTCTTGACCCTAATACATTTAGCAACTATGTCTACTTGTTTTACCATGTTAGTATACTCCTCTCATTTATACTAAAGATAGGACTAATTGATTATTGATTTAATGTCAACAACTATATTAGTTGCCAATTTTCCTTTTTATCAAAAGTACCATCAGGTCTTCTGAATTTTTTGTAGGTGTTTTTCTGCACCCATGCCGTCTGCCATTTTTCGGCTTTATTGCCGTAAAGTATGTTTGCGTTATGTACTATGTTACGAGCTACTACAATATTAAAATCATTTATTTTTTTGATTGATTTTGTCATTTAAAATTCTCCCATAAATTAATAGTCCCATCTCTAGTATAAATAGAATTGTAGGGGTAGTTTGTCACAGTGTATCACTACACACTACCCCACACAATCTGCTGGTTTTATAGGCTTATGTATTCGCCTAAAGGATAACGTCACTTGGACAAGCCTTGTTATAGCGTTACCATAACTATACTAGACAACTGCGTGGGCTAATTATCCTTCATACTTTGGTAGTAAAGACCGATTTACCGTAGCTCTTTACGTTTACTTGCACCCTTTTGCACACCCAATACAATCATAAGGATTGCGTCAAGGTTAGTATCATTCGGCAACAAGCGTATCACCTTTTTGAGTATCACCTACATTGTGGCACATTGTTAGTCTAATGCGACTTGTGTTTTTTCGTCTTGTCTAATCTTTTACTATTTACGTTCTTTTTAGTCAACAATTTTTTTTACTAATTTACTCTTTATATTTTACTACCGTCATTTCGTCTTTATCAAGTTTGACTTACTGTTTTAAGTTTTAAACTCTAGAGGTTATGTCTCTAGTAGGTCTTAAGTTTGTTTGTCAATTCTGAAGTTAATCGACTTGATGAACATATTTAAATCATATTCGAACACAGAAAACAAGCATTTTTTTGCATCACTATGCATTTTTCTGCTAAGTCATTGATTTTGCTGGTCTTTTTACCCAAAATAATTTTTTGATAATGTATTATTGTGTTAAAACGTCAATAAAATAAGGGGTTATAGACAAAATCATATAAATTTTTAATTTTTTACAAATATAATAGTCAAAAAACAGCCCTACGGCATGTGCCACCCCACCCCCACGCGTTATTATGTATGCACTTTGCCGGAGAGGGGAATATTAAGCTGTTAACCACTGTATACAGCAGCTCATATTTTGTAATTCTGCTTAAATTTTAGGCATTTGCATAGTTTTTACACAAAGTTCTGTTAATTATTACTTAAAAGGAGGGGGAGGACTGGGGTGCAACGAAAGTATTGCCTAATTTTTGTACATTTTGTGTTGACAAAGTATACCATTGTGTGCTATTATTACAACATCAGGTAGCCTAATGTGTATTGTTAAGCATTTTGGCAACAGTTTGACATTATTTTCTTAGAAGATGAAGATTTCTGTTGACAGACATAACGTATACATTATAATATACTTAAAGTATCTTAAAGTTAACCTTAATCTCCTACTCCTTTAGTTAATATTTAAAGTTACT